AACCACAAACCACCACCACAATTATCTCCTAGTAGTTTGTGTTCAAAGTATCCATAATTAGCATCAAGATCAATCCAAATCTGGAAGTTACGAGTATCAATTATTTGATTAAAGTTATAAGACATTAATCTTTCCTTAGATTATTACTGAGATTGTAAAACAATTCTGATTTAGAAGCTTTGAGTTGTAGTAATAGCATTGTTTCTAACTCATGCATCTCTTGGTCAGTACCATATGCTAAGATTGTCCTGATGAATCGTGAGGGACAATCAATGTATTCGCCAAACATCTGCTCAGAACTGCAGACATATCCATCATCTGGCTTTCCCTTGTGCTTTCCGACATACTTTCTGTCTGTATCTTTATTGATCCAAAGATAACAAAATGACTCACCGCTTGGGCTATAAGCGTCAGATTCACTGGACACCTCTCCATCTGTTACTCCTTCAATATGATTTTGCCATAGTTCTTTTAAATATGCCAACATAGGCTTACCTTTAGGTGCTCTCCACATAACAACAAAGGATGGTGTTCCTTCGTTAGCACACAGATATTCATACACCCATTTGTTATACAAGCCTGAGTATTCTACTTCATTTATCTTAATACGTATCATTGATTTACCTGAGTCAGATGTATAAGACTCAACTTCATCAACAGTACATTCATAGATATCAAAGTATTTATCAGTACCAGTAACAAACTTTTTAACTGTTCTTATTAAGTTCATTTAGTTTCCATTTGATAGCGTCATGCCACATCCCTAATGCGTCCATTATAGATGTGTATTCATATGAGTAATTAATATCCTCACCTGACTCGTATCGAGCAACAAAGTCTGCAACTAATTCATCAGGATTATGAGCAACATTATTGCCATATGCTTTTACAAAAGCTTTTTGTTCTTCAATATTCATTTTGCTAACATATATAAACCTACGTTACCGAAGGCATATCCAAAGTAAGTTATTGCCATTCCTGTATTACCTCTATATAACTGTTCTAGTGATATATAAAGGTATACAATTCCTATTGCGATAATGAGCCAACTACTCACTTGTTTCTTCTAACTTACACACAGTATTTATTAATACCATGATAGCAGTAATAACTGCTCCGCTGTTGTCACCACAATTACTAGCTACCATAGAACAGTAGTCTAATGCTTCTTCTAAAGTATCTCTAGATCCAAATAAATTACTGCGATGTGGAGATAATACACTCATGATTTATTCCTTGTTGTTTGTTTAAAAATACTTGTTTGCAAATAGTACATTCATATGCTTTAGATTGTACTGTTGTAGTATACTTTCTACCATGTGTACCATATAATTTACTAAAGAAAGTACGTATTTCTTTTATTCTGTCCACTGATTATTTTTACCTGTATCTGCAATAAGTTTTTTAAGAAGATCTATAACAGCATACTCAATTAACATTCGTACTTCTTCAGTACTTAAATCCATAATTGCTGTAGCACTACCATCTTCGTGTTCAGTTACGCTCTCTACCTTCATTATATGTCTCCTCAAATTCTTTAATTCTTGATTGTATTAAAGCCATCTCTTCTTCAAGCTGAGATAATTGGTTTAGTATATCTTCACGTTTATCTTTATGTTTTCCAGCATTACGTTTAGGGTTACGAATACTGTCTCTGATTACTTTGTTTCTAGCTTTCATGTGGGTATTCATCAATACCATAAATTGAATAGTAGCTATGTACTTTTTCAAAGGCATTTAAAAATTCTTTCATTTGTTTTTTATCTTCTTGTTTATCAAGAGAAAACAAACCTACATGCACATCATTATCAAGATCACGCTTAAAAGAATGGTATTGTTCTTTAAGTTCTTGAGCTATTGCTCTTGTAAAGGTTTCATGTTCTAATTCTATCTTCATAGTACAACACCTTCTTTTTTGTATTTGATAAGAGCATTTAAGTACCATAAAGCTTTTTCTAACTCTTGTACTTCATCATCTTTATTACCACAACGCATAAGGTATTTATAGATTTGACCGAACAAGTGAGCTTCTACACCTGATTTGTTTTCAAGCATATCAACCATTAACTCCATGTATTGTTTACCTGCTGCTACATTTTTATAGTGCTTAGGATTAATAACGGCATCTATGCTTGATTGTATAAAGAAGTTTTCATCTAAAGTATATTCTTCTTTTTTAGCTGCTTCATAATCAATTTCTTCATTATATGCTTTAGCAAATGTATTAGGCCATATTTGTTTTTTAGCCCAATCATCATAGAAGTCTGATTTAAATGCTACGTCTCTTGGATCATAATTAATGTTCATAAATATACATCTCCATTTTCAGTTATTTTAACATCTTCATAAGGTGCAGCAATACGGCGATAGAATTCTTGTTTAGCACCTTCTAAAGCACCTACAATATCGTTAATATATTGGTAGTTTTTACCATTACGATTAAGATATTCATTTGCAATGATTGTGAATAAATAATTCATTTCACCTGCTGATGTAACTCCCGTATTAAGTATAGCATCAGTGATATAGTCTAGGCGATCTCGATCAGTACTACGAATGTATGGCATATTAACCTCCTGAGTATAGTGGATAATGATTAAAGTTGTTTTCTGTGAAGTAAGATACTATACGTGCATCATGTGTATCATAATAGTTATCTTCTTCAGAGTTAACATTTTCAAAAGATTCATCAAAGAATGGTTCTGATGTAGCTACACCATCACGATAATAACCAATAAAGTTACTTCCTTGTTCGCAGAAGGTAGCTTCAATAGTATAACCTTGATTAGTCATATTATTATAGAACGCTTCAGGAGGACTCCAAGGTGTATCAAAGGTTAGTTGTACGTAGGTTTTTTCATCACTTTCTTCAAGTGTTACTTCTCTGGCATCCCATTTGCATCCCCAGTTTTTGATATTAGAGTCATACCAGTCATCACCTTTAGATGATGGAACGAAGTATTCAAAGAAACCGTCTAGGAATGTTTCATCACCATTAAACATTCTGTCATGTAGTTCTTTGATTTTAGCTTTTTGTTCATCATTATTTGCAGTGATGATAACGCTGTTTGCTGTCCAGTTAGGCATTGTTATTTCCTGTTTATGTTGATTGGGGATTCATAAGTTAGTGCTGCCCAGAGTACTGCTAGGCTACCTCCTACAATAATTATTCTTAAGGCTGTTAACCATAATTCTATTGTAGCGAATACAAATATTAAGCACAACATTAGTGCAAATATTTTTCTGAATTTATAAGGAATCACAGATAATATTCCTTTACAGCTTCAACAGCATCTTCCAGAGTATGATGTACTTCAGTGGCATATTGTGTGATGAATGGGTGTTCGAATTGATCTTCATCAATTATAACAATAATGATTTTATTTTTGGTATGTGCATGAGCTATTTCACATACAGTACCCCATTTCTTTCCTGGGAGACTGTCTGATAGATTAGCTAAGATAACTGTACTGTAGGCAATATCTTGAAGATCAGCTTTCCAGATACGTCTTGCAGCATTTGTTGATGTTAGATGGTTACTATCAACAAAGGATACTCTGCGAGTTGGATCAAGTGTACAAATACCAGAGCTTTTTAGTTTGAAGTCAGCGTCAAGTCGCCATTTTGTTGCTTGCTCTTTAGTTAATCCTTCGATTGGGCCAGCAAGATAGGTATGTTCTTTATGCCTTAACATCTATTTCCTTTAAGATAGTTAATTTATTTGCTGTATACCATAGACCACCTTGATTAGCTGGTCTCATGTGTCGTGTGAAATCATCAATCTCTACTTCACACCATACTCTATCTTTTTTAGATAAGTGTGGTGCATCAGGATATGCACAACAGTGCCAACCTGGTCTATGAGCATAACCTTTTGTTTTATGATCTTCAGCATTATAGGTTACGTCTAGAACAAGTTTTTGTTTACGATTAATAAAGAGTGGTCCGTAAGTACCATCTTTACGTTTACGAAACAGTTTATACGCTAATACTTTCATATGGTTCCACTTCAGTATATGCTGCAAAATGATATACGTTATTCATAGCATCTGTGACGTATGAATACATACCATCAATATTTTTTAATTTGTAGATTACATCAGGTTTACCTGATAGAGATTCTACAGGTACAGTTGGGTTTTCTGCTAGTGTGAATAGAGAATATTTAGGTAATTCATACAGCTTCATGATTGATAAGGACGATGAATAAACAATTTACATTTTTGGTTATAGCAGTTAGATACTTCTTGAGTGCTACCTCCTACACAGTCAAGACAGAAGTTTTTAATAGCTGTTAATGGAGAGATTGTACGAGCAGCTTTTTTAGCGGCTTCTTTGGCAAGCCAGTTAGCTAGTGTTTTACCACCTTTAGCATGTGCTTTGGCTTTTTCTTTACGCCATTTTTCAAGAGCAATAACACCTTTAGCTTGTACTTCAGGATTAATTTGGCGTTTTGTTTTGATTTGTGATACGGGAATTGAGATTGTCTGCATGATATTGAGCCTCTTTGCGTGTTAAATATAGGATTGCATTTTGTAGTGTGATCTCACGACCTGCTACACCATAGTACATACGATCATAGCCTTGTTTAGTGAATACAAAGTAGTTAATAGGGTTCAGAGAAACCATTAGTTACCTCTTTAACGTTTTGTTTACAAGCATTATATATTGCTGCATTATCTACGTCAGATAAGTCATCAGTAATGTTTAAAATTGGTTTGTTATTACGATACAATATTACTTCATACTCATAGATATCATTCATGATACCTACATTTGGTTCAGCTGGTTCTACAGAGTATGTTACTACAGTATCTGTATTTTCATAGTTTGTATAGTCGAAGTCCCACAGGACGTCTGTTTTAAATTGACCTTCGTAAATATCATTCATTGTAACACCTGTAAGATTATGTTTATACCTTGGATAAGCATCATTTGTTCTTGTGGATGGAGTTCTTCCCAAGGCTTAGTTGGTTGAGGCCACTTTTTACGGATAGCTTCGTAGAATTGCTGCACTTCATTCATGTGTTGATATTCCATCTTTTACATTGTTGTTTAAGAGAAACTTTTATTTTCTTTTTATAACATACATTTTCTTTAGATCGCATCTTAGCTTGTTCCATAAGTGATGGTGGTTTTACAGGTGATGGTGTTAAGATGTGCAGTCCTAGACACATACAGATCAATGCTACAAAGATACTTCTTGCCTTAGAGGGCATCAATTAAGGCTAATACTTCAGCAGCATCATCTGAGAGGTATAGTTTATCTTGGATAGCAGTACGTTGTTCTTTGATTTCTTCAGAGATTTTCTTTAGTAACAATTTATAACGATCATGTTCTGCTGTGAATTCTTTGTCGTATGCTGCTAATTCACGAACACCATTAGCAAAGTAATATCCATTATTAAATTCTTTTTCGAATTTTTCAAACGGCATACGTTTATATCTGCTTGAGTAGATAGCATTGTAGACATCTTCGGCATTATATCTTGGATCAGGTACTTCAGTAATTGAATCTTTTAGTGTTTCTTCTTTTTCATTTAGTTTATCATTTGCACGTTGAACAGCATATTTGATTTGATCTTTGTTGAGCTTAGCCATTTTAGAATCCTTTGAGTTTGTTGTTTAGAGCAGTTAAGAAAGCAATGAATTCGTCTAGATCTTCTTTTCTGAAATTATTGTTGTTTATATTTAATTCGACATCATGATGATCTTCATTAATTTTGTATGAGATTAATGCACATGACATTTTAGTTAGTACTTCTCCTGCAGGATAATCTAAGTGTATTGTGTCTTTATTGTTGAAATGAAATTTATACATACATTACTTTTGAAGTTAATAAAAAACCCTTCAAAGAGGATTCCTTGAAGGGTTATTTAGATTTAGAATGGTGAATCTTCTGTTGATGTAGCTGATACACCAGTAGATTCTTCTGCATCGAAGTCTACAAAGTTTTCATTATTACGTTCATATTTAACAAGCTTAGTTACTTGTACAGCAGTAAGCATATTAGAGATACCTGACTTGGTTACTTTACCGTTAGGAGCTTTGATCTCATAAGGTTTCTGCATAACCATAACATTACCGATAGAACCATTACCGATAAGCTTTGGATCAAGAGCTTCTTTAGTGGCATCTACAACACGTACTTTAGCAGCATCACTACCATCAGCTTTAACAGCTTTCTTTTTAAGATTGATAGAGATTTTACCACCATCAATCATTTTAACTTTACCAAAGGCAGCTAATTCTTTCTCACGTTTCTTGGGAGCTTGAATCTGTAACTCATATTGTAGAGTACCGAATGGATCAACAGGCTTATCTAATTTAGCCCAGTGTAATTCTACATCTTTGATGATTACGTTAACTGCGTCATTTGTTGCTACTGTCATGATATTTCCTATGGATTAAAAGTTATTAGTCAGTTATGACTAACTGATTGAGTAGTCCCCTAATAGAGATAGCGTAGTTATCGCTACCCTATAGGAAACTACTATGAAGGATAAAAATATGTCAAAAGGAATACATCCTAATTCCTTAGCTAATCTTAAGGTTATTACCTCGGATACTGCACGGGCTAATCAGCTTAAGAGTGCAGCATCTAGGTCACTTAACGTTAAGTTAGCAGAGGAATTTAAGATAACGGCTAAAGCTTTTCAAAGAGCTTTAGATGATCTTCCTCAGGTATCTTCACTTGATGTGCTTAGAATGGCAATGTTTAAAGCACTTCAGGAAGATAACTTTGAAGATGCAGCTAGATACGCTAACATGATAGCAGAGTATGAGAATCCTAAGCTAGCTCGGATTGAACAGACTAATACTAACAAGACAGTGGATCTTACTGATGAAGAACTTAAGAAGATAATCTCTGAAGAAGGTCTTTCAGAGTAAGTAACTAAGAGAATAGTAACTATTGTTATTATTCTCTTTTTTATTTATCTTAATTAAGTATCTTTAATAATAATATATTAAATAATATACTAATATTACTTTCTTTTAGAGATTCCCTATTAGGGGACAACTAGGGTTCAACGTTGTACTAAAGTATAAGTGTATCGAGTTGGATTGACTAGGTCATAGAAGTCACAGTCATCAATCTCAGCTGACTCTTGATCGGTAAGAGACTCGAAAGCTTCTTCAACAGTTTCACCGATACCCATTAAAGAGAAGTCATCACGTAGAATAGCTAAGAACATTTTATTTCCTTTATGTTGGTTGATTCAATGGCTGAGATACAGATTGAACAAGGATTAGCCTTTAGGTACTTACCTTCCTTGTTTGTTCTAAACACATATATTTTATGTGCTTTATTTAGTTCTTTACACTTGATGATAGCTGAAACTTCAGCATGTAAAAAGATTCTCTCAGGCATATTTTGCTTTTTAGCATGTAATGCCTGAAAAGGATGTGTCTTGGTATAACTGTTTTTGCCTATACTTAAGATTTTTCCTTTCTTGTCATAGATTATTGCTGTTAGGTTTTGTTCCATCGGATACCTTGTTTGCTTTTAATAATTTACCTTTAAGAAAATGTTTTTGGATACCAGTTTCAGGATCATACACAATACATATATCAGCAGTTACTTTAGCTTTGATACGTTTGATAAGATCGAAGTACACTTCAGCAGCACTATGAGCCATCACGACTCTCTTTTTTAAGGGAGGAAGGAATTGACTCCTTCTTTACCATAAGCTCATTGTGTTGTTTAGCCTTTCTTGAGTAGTGTTCATTGAGACGTTCTTGATCAGAGTCATTTAGCATACGATCTACAGCGAATACAAGAATATAGACTGTCAGAACGATTGAGAGAGTGAGTATTGTTATTTCAAACATCATTTTACTTCTATATGTAGGTTCTCATTAAAGAATGATGTTGAGTATGAGTCAGCATCTCTTGAGGCATACTTCTCTAGTTCTCTCTGAAGCTCATTAGTGATGTCTCTTGCATGACCTACACCGCCTATTAGTCCGAGGAGTTCTTCAAGGATGTCTAGTTGTTCTTGGTTAAGGATGAGTGTGTAGTATACTTCTTTTGTAAGAAGCACACCTTGGTCTTTATTACGTTTAATCATAATTGTTCCTCTATGATGTCTGCTATTTCTTCGAATGAATAACAGTAGTTGTCGTTTAGTTCAGCTAAGGACACTGTGGTGTTATCTTGCATTGTGCCTTTGAAGTATTCTTTAATGTTCCTTTCATTTAGTGTTACTTTAGGATTTTCACTATCTAATTCTGCCCATTGTCTTACTATCCAAGGTAGTTCACTGTCTTCGTACAAATATCCGATGTAGTTTTCTTTATCTTCAAATGGTATTGTGAATCCTTCATGTTCATCTGAAGGAATGTACTTACATATTTCTTGTTCTTCTGCTATCTTACATAACACACCTAGACAACAATAGTTGTTTTCAGTTGGTCTGAGTAGTGATTTACCTTGTTGGTATTTACCTGAACGTAAGGCATCTAGCCATAGTTGTTTGATTTCGGGATTCATGTTTGTTTTCCTTTTAAATTAGCTTACATTGTCAATGAATACTTCGGAATAGTTAACGATTTCTTTGTCTTGGAATGTAAGTTTGATTGATCCTATGAGTTTGTATGATGGATGTACTTTGCCTACTCCTTTTTCTTCAAATGCTAAGGCTAGTTCTTCTACACTGTTAATGTAGAGGTTGTGGGTTACGTCTCGGATGACTGGTTCAGGCTTTACTCTGTATATGTGATCTGTGTACCACATAGGCTCTTCTGTGTCATGCCATTTAGCTGCACTAGTAGTGTCTTGGAATTGTATCTTAGCACCTTTAGCCCATGCTATGATACAGTCGTGGTGTATATGTTGTGTCATTTGATTATTCCTTTGTTTCACTTATGACCACACAAAAAGATTTTCTACAAAAAATCTCTTCTCGCTACGTTCTCTGCATTACTTCCTCTCAGTACCTCCCCTGTAATAGACGAGATATATCCTTGTAGTACCTCCTTGTGGTTATTTTCTTTTAGGTATGCTTACCCCCATACCTTAGTTTGTGGATGTCTTGTAGGTACGTCTTTATAGTACCCTCACTAGTTGGTCATATGTCTCTGAGTACCCTAATACTGTTCCATCTAGGTCTACCTGTGAGCACATTCCTTCTAGTGCTTCCTTTGTCTTGGCTGTGAAGTATGCTATTGTTCCTCCTGTTATCCTTGTTGATAGTATGATGTTACATCCGAACTCTTGTGCTGACTCTTGTACTTCCTCGAAGGTATCGAGGCAGAAGTCTTCTGGTGTTACTGGTGTTAACAGTATGTATTTCATGTTTATCCCCTTGTGTTGAGTGTGTTGTTTGATTAAGCTGCGATTACTTCATTGAACCATACATTACCATCCCATCCTTGTGTGACACCGAAGTGTACACTCTTACCTACCATCTCACGAGCAATCTTGTACTGCTTACGAGCATGTTCTACGTCTCTTGTGATAGACATCTTGCGGATAGTCTGTTGGTCATCTACTGCATACCAGTATTTGTTTTCTTTGTCTACGAACACTGCCATCAAGATAGATGGTGATGATGTGTATGCTGTTGTGGTGAGGTCACCTTTGATTGCAAAGGCTGGTTTGATTGCTGCTACTGACATGTGAATCTCCTTGAGTTAAATGAAAGTTGGCAGGTACTTACCCCTGATGCCCTGGTCTCTCTAACTGAGAAAGCTTACTACATTAATATGTTACTACTTCATAGTATGTTGGATTGTATTCATTGAGTACCTTGACTGATGTAGTCTTAGCAACTAATACCTGAGTGAGTCTATGGTAGATGTAATACATTACAATACTCCTTGTTCGTGTTTGTCTTTGATACTGTTGATTAAGTCTGTTACCTGCATACCTGCTAATATACCTGATGCTAACAGAACTATGATAGGTAATAAACCACTATTACCTTCAACATAGATTATATCAATAGACCATGATGCAGCAGAGTACCACAGTAATGCGGTAAGGACGTTGAGGATTGTGTACATGTTAATCTCCTTGAGTTATGTACTGACACAGAGCAAGACGCTCTTGGAAGACCCCAACACGGAGTCAACCAAGAAAGCCCTCAAGACTTACGAGTAGCTAACAGGAACAGATCAACAGTAGACATCTCACTGTACCATTGACCAGTACCCCAAGCATTAAGTAGGTGACCACAGCTAGTAGAGAAGGACAAACCAAAACCACGACGAAGGCAAACGAACAAGAGGATAGAACGCATAATGAACTCCAAGACAGCGCTAACAAAGGAAGTCGACAGCACCAGCGCTACAGCACTACCGACAGAGGAAGAGAGGAACGACCCACCACGCAGGACGAGACACCACCACGAGACAGGGGGGTCAACGACACAGGAAGGGGGAGAACAACAAACACATGATTCTTTTTCACACACAAAGACTAAGGGGCTATAGAAAAAAGTATAAAGAGTAGTCCCCTAATAGAGAAACTATAACGAAACCCATGACAACCACTTCAAACACCCGCAAGCTAGAGGCTTTAAGGGAACTAAAGCGCAGAGAAAAACTCGCAGAATACCAAGATAATTTTGAATTATTTGCGAAAGAGCAAATCAAAATCCTCCCAAAAGACTCCCGACTAGGATTCCAACCATTCTTATTTAACGATGCACAAAAGATTGTTAATGATGCGATTGAGGGTCAACTAAAGGAGACTGGAAAAGTTAGGGCTATTATTTTAAAAGCCCGACAAATGGGACTCTCTACCTATACTACTGGTAGAGTATTCTGGAAGTCTTATTTCAATGCTTACAACAAGTCAGTTGTTATGGCTCATGATGCTGCAACATCTGATGCTCTCTTTACTATGTCCAGGAATATTATTTCTAATATGCCTGAGCAATTCTCACCTACCTTAAAAAGATCTAACGCTAAAGAAATTATGTTTGAACATAATGATTCTGGTTATAGATTATATACGGCTGGTTCTCCTGAGGCGGGTAGGGGTATTACACCAACTATCGCACATCTTTCAGAAGTTTCCTTCTGGCTTCATGATGAAAAAATCTTAGCTGGTTTATTTCAGGGTATCTCACAGGCTGATGGTACAGAGGTTATCCTTGAGAGTACAGCTAATGGAGTGGGGAATTCTTTTCATAGGTTATGGAAAGATGCTGTAGCAGGTAAGAATGAGTATATACCTATATTCGTTCCTTGGTTTCTTATGTCTGAATACCGTAGGAATAGCCCTGAGGGGTTTGAGAGAACTGATGAAGAAGAAATCTTAGTTACAAGGTTTAACTTAGACAACGATCAACTATATTGGAGAAGACTCAAGATAGCTGAGAGTGGGGTAGACAAGTTTAAACAAGAGTATCCTGCTTCTCCTGAAGAAGCCTTTATTGTTTCAGGGTCTAATGTATTTAGTATTGAGAAGTTAAACAAGTTAATACCACAACCTATCTTAGCTCAGAGAGAATTTAACTTTGAGAGTATGATGATGGAGGATGCTAGGCAGGGTTCTATTGAAATATTTAAATATCCTACCTTTGACCAATCTTTTGTTATAGCTGCGGATGTATCCTTAGGGGTAGGTAAAGATTATTCTTCTGCGGTTGTTATGAATGCAGATAAAGAAGTATGTGCTACCTATAGAAACAATATGATTGATCCCAGTAAGTTTGGAGATCTCTTGTTTTATCTGGGTAGATATTACAATAATTCTTTGATGGCAGTAGAATCTAACAGTATGGGTATTGCTACATTAAATAGGCTAGTTCAAATGGGCTATGTCAATATGTATTATCAAACCAAGATGGCTAATGTATCTAAGGATGAGGGTATGCGGATGGGTTGGAGAACAACAACATCTTCTAAACCAGCTATTATTGGATTTCTTAAGAGTGCTATTGAACAGGAAGAAATATGGATACCTTCAAGAGTTATTATTGGGGAGTTAATGAATTATGTGGCTGATGACAATGGTAGGACAAATGCTATTGTTGGTCACAATGATGATACCGTTATCGCTCTTGCTATTGCTCTGGAAGTAATCAGGACACACGGAGATAGACTAACAACAACTAATGTTCCTTTTACACAGAAGATGGGGAACTTTCAACAATTAGAAACTACTTGGTTATAGAGGAATAATATGGCAGGATTATACGATAATATACATGCTAAGAAAAAACGGATAGCTGAAGGGTCTAAAGAGAAAATGAGGAAGCCTGGAACTAAGGGTGCTCCTACAGATAAAGCTTTTAAAGATTCCGCTAAGACTGCTAAGAAGGGAAAGTAATGGCTAAAGATCCTAGACTAGAGAGAGCTGGTGTATCAGGGTTTAATAAACCTAAGAAGACACCTAGTCACCCTACTAAGAGTCACGTTGTTGTGGCTAAGAGTGGGGATACAGTTAAAACTATTCGGTTTGGTGAACAAGGTACTCAAGGGTCTCCCAAGAAAGATGGAGAGTCTGAATCATATAAGAATCGTAGAGAATCCTTTAAAGCTAGACATGCAAGTAATATCGCCAAAGGACCGCTGTCAGCGGCGTATTGGGCTAACAAAGTAAAGTGGTAAAATAAAATGGCTATTGATTTAAACCTACGTGGTAAAGAAAAAGAACAATTAAAGGCTTTGATTAAAGTTCAGAAGCCTAATAAGCTTGTTAATCCTAAACAAGATAGTAAATTAAAAGAATCTGATGGTCAGTTTATGGCTATCAGAGGACAGAACAAGTAAAGACAAAGTTCCCTTGTGTCCAACCTTGTTGGCTACTCATGGGGGAAGGAACAAAGTAGTAGCACTAATAAACAGAATAGCACATGCTGTTCCATGGGTCATTGTTGACCTTGATTGATTGAATAACCCAGAAAGGTTAACAATGGCAGATAATACAACTATTCCTATCAGACTTACTGATAGGTATAAAGATCCAGTAGGTGATAATGAACTATTAGCTATGATCGAACAGGGTGTAATGAACTCTGTTGGTGACTTCTTAAACAGTTCTGATCTAGCTCGTGAAAGACAAAAGGCTACATACGAATATGGTATGATGCCACAGTACCATTTAACCCCTCAAGGTGTGTCTCAGATTGTTTCATCTGATACCGTAGAGGCTGTTGAAGGTTACACAGCAATTATTGCTGAACTAATGTTTAACAACAATAAGTTAGCTAGGTTCCTTCCTGCTGGACCTACTCCCACAGACTACCATCATGCAAAGGTAGCTTCTGACTTAGTTAACTATGCTATCTTTAAACAAAATCCTGGCTGGGAAATCCTTAATACATGGGTAAAGTCAGCTCTTTTGTGGAAGAATAGTATTGTTCGTTGGGAATTTATTGAAGATTTTGACTATTGTTTTGAAGAATATGATTCTATTTCTCAGGAGAATCTAGACCTTATTTTGTCAGATTCTGATGTAGAAATTATAGGTAATCTTAACTATGAACAAGAATTAGTAACAAACCCTGATGGTATTTCAGAGTATCAAGTAGTATACAAGGATGTTCGTTTAAAGCGTAAAACAAATAAGACACGGATTCTTATTAAAAACGTACATCCAGAATGTTTTAGGATTACACGAGATGCTCATTCATTAGATGATGCAGCATTCGTAGGTATCCAGATTGATATGACCCGTTCTGAGGTCAGAAAGTTTTTCCCCGATATTGCAGAGAACATCGATTGGGACGCGATAGGTGATGGGTCATATGATTGGGCCACCAAGTACACCGAAGAGCAGTCAGCTCGTAAGCGTTTAGTCGGCGAAGAGTACTGGCTAGGGGGAAATTCACGGGAACTATTCCCGTCAGAAGCTAACAGACAATTAACTGTTATCGAATGTTGGTTAAGAGTAGACAGAGATGGAGATGGTATTGCAGAACTAAAGCACTTTATTATTGCAGGGTCAACAATCCTGCTTGAAGAAGATTGCGATATGGTTCCTTTAGCAACTCTATGTCCCTTTGAAGTACCTCATGAATTCTTTGGTCTTAGTGTTGCAGATATGGTTCGTCCATCTACACTAGCTACCACAGCTATTCTTCGTGGCTTCGTAGAGAATGTATACTTAACTAACTATGCACCTAAATTAGCTGATCCTAACGTAGTAGACTTTAGTGCTCTTCAAAATATGAAGCCTAAACAGATTATTGCTACTAATGGAAACCCACAGGCAGCTGTATCTTCTATGACACCAGACACTATTAGTCCTGGTACTGTACCAATCTTAGAGTTGTTACAGGTTCATAAAGAACAAGCTACTGGTATGGGTAAAGCTGCTCAAGGTTTAAATGATACATTATATGTATCAGGTAACAGTGAAGAAAAGATGCAGAAGGCTATGTCAGCCGCACAAGTACGTATCCAGTTTATGGCACGTAGGTTTGCAGAGACAGGCTTTAAACGTTTATGTGACGGTGTATATCGTACCATGAGGTCTAAACTTCGTGGTAAAGTGGTTAAATACACTGATCAAAACGATATATTCAAGTCAGTTGATCCATCAACATTACCTAACAATATGCTTATGTATATTGATGCGGATGTAGGTGAGAATGGCAACAGTAATGTTGTTAAAAAGATGTCTATGGTTGGTCAACAGTTACTACCCGCATTAATGCAGGCAGGTGCTGGTGGCGCTATTAACCCAGAGGCAGCTGTACGTATTGCGTGTAAAACTCTTGAAGCTATGGACTTAGATCCATTAGACTTTATTGTTGACTATACTGCTCCTGACTTTAAGCAAAAGGCTCAAGATTCAAGAGACAATGAAATAAAGTCTGCTGAAAAGCTTAAACAATTAGAAGAACAAGTTAAGATGTTAGATATGGCTCAAAGACAAGCCACTATTGACTTGACTAATGTTCAGGCTAAAAATGCTATGCAAGATAATACAAAACAACTAATGGTTGCGTTAGATAAATCCTATCAAGAGTGGGGTAAGATCTATATTCAAGCAGCTAAAGAAGGTGTTGATCCACCTAAACAACCTGACATTAAAGCTCTTTTAGCTATGGCTAAAGACTTTATCACCTCAGGCTCAAATGGAGAAGCCAATAATATGGAAACTCCTCAACCTCAAGGACCAGCGGCAGAGATGCCACAACAATAAAAGAATATGGATAAATATAAAGATGGGTTTGAAAGAAGAGTCAAACCAAAAATGAACCATGAAACTGGTGAATACAAAGTTGAACCTTTCCGAGATGCTCAAACAGCTCTCGGACAGGCTGAGTTCTCAGCAAGAGAACGTGAGCAATTCTTTGGTGATGCATACGGAGAGATCTTAGCAGATCTCTTTGTTACATGGCTTAAGAGTGAACCTCACTGTTCTAAAGAAAGAGAATTCTTATATCACACAGCTATGGCATTAGGCTCTGTTAAAGAGAAGTTAATTGGTATTGAAAGATACGGCAGAAACGTTCAGTTTATGCACAAACAAAAACAGGAATCCCAAGAAGGGGAAGAAGGCAATGAGTAA